CTGACCTTTTGCAGTCTTGGACCAATACTCTAATGGCTGAGGGCTGGAGGCAGGCGGGCGAAGAATTGGATGAATCGGCGTTGGCAAACCGCCGCGAGTCTTTCTCGCTGGAGAATTTGCCGAAGGAAACTCTTGTCCTGACGTGCGGCGTGGATGTGCAGCACGACCGTTTGGAATCCGTGACCTTGGCGCACAGCCGGACGGAGACGTTTGTGGTGGACGCCCGCGTGTTCTGGGGACCCGTGAACGATTCAGATGTGCCTTGGGCTGAATTGGACGCCTTCCTTGCCCAGACCCATATCCACCCCGGCGGCGGTATCCTGAGAATGGACGCGGTTGCCGTGGACTCCTCAGATGGACAGACAATGGACCGGGTTCTGGGATTCTGTCAGCCCAAACTGTCGCGCCGAATTGTGCCGATCAAAGGTGCAGACGGGCAGCGTCCGGCGATCCGGGCAAGCGCCACCAAGGGGCAGCGGCTCTTTATCGTGGGCGTGGATGGTATCAAAGCGAACCTGACAGAACGCCTTATGCGCGGCACGTCCATCCGATTCAGCGATACACTGGACGCCCGGTTTTTTGAGGAGTTGGCAAGCGAACGGCGGGTGGTGAAATATCAACGCGGCGCACCGAAAGCATCATGGGAACGTATTCCGGGCAAACGAGCTGAGGCGCTGGACTGCGTGGTCTATGCCTTGGCCGTGCGGAATCTGGTTGGTGTTAATCTTGGTCTGCGCGAAAAGGAACTGGCAGACCGGGGAATAACAACGCACCGGCAAACCGTTGTGAAATCAAAATGGCTGGGGTAGTTTCCGAGCAGAGGTTTTCTTGGGGTTGATATGAGATTTTTGATTTGTAGCGGGGCAATTCTTGCGCTTTCTGGCTGTTATGATCCAGCTGACAACTGCTTAAACGACAGCGGCGGTAAGATAGGAGCGTTTGTCGCATCGCACAATTTTGTAACCCAGCGATTGAAATCCCCAAGCACCGCCGATTATCCAAATTACAGGGCCAACGGTGTTATTGTGAACTTTGAACGAGAGTGTCATTTCAAAGTGGCCGGGTATGTCGACTCTCAAAACGGATTTGGTGGGACGGTTCGCACTCGCTACATTATTGATATTGAGGCCGATCCGGTCGATGGCGGCTATTGGGGGCGGAACCTCCTGCTGGATTAAATAACCTAGCTGAGTCGAAATTAGTGACCGATGGAGTGCTAGGGCAGTTGTTGCGAAAAGTCGCGAGTTGCCTCCATAATTTTCGCTTGATGAGTTGCGCGGCGCTTTTGCCGATCACGCTTGCGCCGTCTCGCGTTTATCAATTCCCGGTTAGCCTCACGGTATTCGTTATCGCGGTAAACCTAGAGCAATAAATTGCGCGACTGCGTTGGTGAATGAACTCCATTGCGCAGGCCTTACATCTAATTTTTTCCACGTTCATTCCTTCCCTGCCGACTCTGCAATCTGAAACGCAGCCATCTCTGCTAATTTGATACTAGTTAGCGGGTTGGGCGACATTACTGCTTCCCCGTCCCCAAAAGGCGCAGCGGCAGCGTGGAATAGACCGTCTTTCTCATAGATAAGTGCCATCCATAGATCATCGCCAGCAGCCCCACATGTTTTAACAAGTCGGCAGTCTGGGCCGGGTGTAGTCCATTCCAGCTTCAGTTTTAGATAGTCTAGCGGGTTCATTTTGTTACTCCTCATTTCTGCATGTTGAACGACTTGCTACTTGTTGGATCATTGCAGCGGCTCTAGCGGCTTCCCTTCTCGAATGAAGCCTTGAACGTCGGTTGGCAATTCAAAACCGTTTTCCAGAATCAAATCCAGAATCGTGTCGATTGCCTGGACCAGCAAATCGACGCTTGAATCGCCTAATATCGTATTCCGGTTCAAATCATCTAATGCGCGTCCCATTAGTTCGATAGCTTTTTCTCTCAATTCGTCACTGTTCATTGTTCTAATCCTCATTTGCTTTGGGTTGGTGTGAAAAAGGGCAACCGATTGGCTGCCCTTCTACCTTTTGATGGCGGGGACATCACATGCCCTAGAAAGGGTGCCGAGCCACCCCTGACCCGACATACAAACTGATACAGTGCTATTTCTGCGTTAACAAGTCTGATTCATAAGATTGACATTTAAGAATCAGAAATGTTAAGTGTTGCTCATTAGCAGAGGAGCACGAGATGACTGACACTGAAAAATCACCAACCCCGTTCGCCATCCCCGACATGGAAAAAGGCAATTTGCTGCACACGACTGACGTGGCGAAAGTCATTACACGTCCGGGCGATGACCGCCGAGACTCAACTGTTCGGGTGCGCGGTTTTGTGAATCGCGGCTACCTGTACCCCGTGGGGCGCGACAAAAATGATGCGCGTGGAGCATTGCTGTTCAACGCAGGTAGCGCGGTGACATCCGCCGTACTGCTGGCAGCCACAGACGCCGGACTTTCGGGCAAAGATCAATTTGAACGGTTGGCTCTCTGCCTTCAATCAGCTTGGGAACAGCCTGACGGGGTTTCACCCATGACCCGCGCAACTTTCATTCTGGACGCACATCAACGGAATCCTGAGCCGCAGGGTTGGGGAGTTGAACTGCATACATCTCGCCACCCAGAGACCGGGCAAATCTCATATCAAGTCGCCATAAAGCACGGCGAAAATGGATACTTGGGAACCGGAGTCACGACTGTTCCAGACGGCTACATGCCTGTTGCCGCGCTGCTTTTGCCGTTGGACCCCTATCTGCCCGGTATTCTTGCGAACCTCGCCACGATGCAGAAGAAGCGGGGCATGAACTGAGATGGCTTTCGCACTCCCCCGCCTGTTCCGCCGCAATACCCCGGAACCCGTCCAGACCCGCAGCTTTGACGCAGCAATGGGCGGACGGCGTGGGTCTGCGTTCATGTCGTATGGCAGCAATGCAAGTGAAACATTAGCAGCCGCCGCGCCTTTGCGCAGCCGCGCCCGCCATGCCTACGCCAACAACGGGTATATCGCCAACGGCGTGAACGCGATTGTGGCTGAGGCTGTTGGCGCTGGCATTGAACCCGCGTCCGCACATCCTGACACCGCCTTGCGCGATCCCTTGAATCAGGAATGGCTGGCGTTCGCCGAGTCCGCCGATGTAGAGGGTCGCACCGATATGCGCGGCTTGCTGGCACAGGTGGTTCTAGCATGTGTTGTGGACGGTGAATCTTTCGCCGTGATTGAGGAAGATAAAGACGGGATTCAGGTCCGGGTCATCCCTGCCGAAATGGTGGACGAGTCTAAGACCGCCGATCTGAGCCAAGGCCGCTACATCGCCGCTGGCATTGAATACGATGCCCATGGTCGCCGTGTGGCCTATCATATCCAACCGAGCCGCCCGACCGATCTGTTCCCGACCAGCCGCGACACTATCCGCGCCCCTGCTAAAGATGTGCTGCACCTTATGCGCCCTCTGGGGCCGGGACAGGTCCGTGGCGTATCGTGGCTTGCCCCGGTCCTGTTGACAGTGAACGAACTGGACCAGTTACAGGACGCCCTTTTGGTTGGCGCAAAGATTGCCGCGATGCATGCGGGCTTTGTCACCGACAACAACAATATCGGCGGCACGGGCGCATATCCTGAGGCCGATAGCCTAACCGATATTTCCTTGGAACCGGGCGTGGTGCGTATCCTGCCCGCTGGTACAGACATCAAATTCAATTCACCCTCAGAGGCGAAAGATTCCATCGCGTTCGCCAAGCTGACCCTCGGAAAGATTGCCGCTGGACTCGGTATCCCGCAATTCTGGCTGGACGGCGATCTGTCTGGGGCAAACTATTCCAGCTTGCGGGCTGGCTTGATCCCTGCCCGCGCCAAGCTGGAGCAATTCCAGTATCACCAGATTATCCCGCAAGCCCTGACCCCGCTTTGGCGTAGGGTTCAAACCCGTGCTTACCTGTCTGGCAGCGTAGACATTCCCGACTTAGCCCCGGCCCTGCTGGCTGAATGGTTGCCGCCCCGCTTTATGCAGGTGGACCCGATGAAAGACACCCAAGCCCTTATCGCCCAAATTGACGCCAAGCTGACAAGCCGCACGAAAGCCGTGGCATCTTTGGGATGGAACCGCGCTGACCTCGACAAAGAGATTGCCGCCGAAACTGGAGACCAAGATGACGCTGCATGATCCCCTTGCGCCTTTGACGCGCACCGCGACAACCGCCAACAGCTATGACGCTGCAACCCGGACATTTGAGGCCGTCATCGCCACGATGACACCCGTGGTTCGCCGCGATGCCCAAGGACCATTTAACGAGGTTTTGGACCCTGCAACGCTAGGCGCAAGCGTCGGGATGCCGCTGCTGGACAGTCACCGGACAGACTCCGTGCGTGACCTGCTGGGCCGCGTGGTTTCAACCCGCGTAGAAGGCAACCAAGTCATCGCCAAGCTGCAACTGTCCACGGCGTCCGACACTGACCCGATTGCGCAGCGCATTGCAGACGGGTCCTTGACCGGAGTCAGCATCGGCTACCGCGTCACCGGATGGACAGAGTCCGCCGGGGCGTCCGGGCAGCGCCAAAAGACACCAACAGCGTGGACCCTTACAGAAGTCACCCTGACAACGAATCCAGCGGACCCCAATGCGCGTGTCCGCCACCAAGAAGCCCTAGGCGCAACGGCGCGGCCTAGCGAGACGACCACGACCCATCGCGCCGACAACCCCACCTCTCAAGCTGGAGCAGATATGCCCGATATTGTTATTGAAACTACCCCCGAACAGGATGCAGAACGCACCCGCCGTTCCTCTATCCGCACCCTTGTCCGTTCGGCTGGTCTGTCTGCTGAAATTGCAGATGACCTCATCGACCAAGACTCAACCGTGGACCAAGCAAAGGCTGCCGTCTTTGACGCCACCCAAACCCGGACTGCACCTGTAATTCGCACCCACGCGCCCCAGAATGACGACCCGGCTGTTATCACCCGCCGTCAGTCTGACGCCGTTGCTGTCCGTATGAACGGCGGCGATTGCCCGGATGA